AATTCTGGCGGTGGTGGTGGCGGTGGCTGGCCTTCTGTTGCTGGTGGTGCTGGTGGTTCAGGAATTGTTTATGTGAGATGGGCGGTGAACGCATAATGCGAGCAGGTGGATATGTAAGCGCATCGTTGGTGCAGAAAGTTGTTGCAACAACTGGTTATGGTTCTGCAACTGGCGGAACCTCATCGAGCATTACGGTTTCTAGCGAACCATACACTTTGTTGACATTTACAAGTGACGGAAATCTTGTTGTGCAATCTGGCGGATTGTTTGATTTTTGTCTTGTTGGTGGTGGTGGTGCTGGTGGAGGTTTCGGTTGCGCTGGTGACGGTGGAGGTGGCGGCGGCGGAGGCGGTGGTGTCCTTCAGACCACTATCTATCTTCCTGCTGGAACGCACTCTGTAACCGTTGGTGCTGGTGGTGCAGGCAGCAGTTCGTGTGGCAATTACATCAACAATGGAGTTGCATCGGCTATCGGGACATACGCTTATGGCATTGGTGGCGGTCAAGGTGGCGCAGATAGCAAGGGCGCATTGGGTGGTTGTGGTGGTGGTTCTGGTAACACAGCCAGTTACTCAAATGGAACATCTGGACAAGGTTTTGCTGGTGGCGCATCATGGGGTGGCAATAGTGCCGCAGGCGGTGGTGGTGGCGGTGGTGGTGGCGCAGTTGGCGCAACCACTTCGACTGGAACTGGTGGAAACGGTGGTGCAGGTAAAGACATTAGCACTTGGCTGGGTCAATCCGCTGGCACAACCTATAAGTCTGGTGGCGGTGGTGGAGGAAGCCAATATGCAAGCAACAGCCCCGGAACCGGTGGTGTAGGTGGCGGAGGCAACGGTGGTGGTTCTGCTGCTGCAACATCTGGAACCGCAAACTCTGGCGGTGGCGGAGGTGGCGGACTTCGTGGTGGTGGCGGTAACGGTGGTGGGTCTGGCGGCTCTGGCATCGTTTATGTTCGTTTCAAGGTATAAGGAGAAACCATGTCGCAATATTTTGCACAACTAGACGAGAACAATGTCGTGACTCATGTTGCTGTCGTAACAGCAGAGTTCATGGCAGCAAACCCTGACCGTTATCAGGGTCGTTGGGTTGAGACTTTCTTTGACACCGCAGGCAAGACGTATGCTGGTGTCGGATTTATCTACATTGAGGAACAGCAGGATTTTATTCCGCCTATCCTGCCAGCAGAACCAGAGGTTGTTGATGAAGTTCTCTAGTGAACATCAAGCCATGCTGAAGTCATGGGCAAAAGTGTTTGCCGCCGCTGTAATCGCCGCATACACGGCTGGTAGCCGTGAATGGACGGTAATCCTGAATGCTGGTGTGGCCGCATTGCTTCCTGTTGTGTATTCGTGGCTTGACCCGAAGGACTCCCGCTACGGTCGTCGTATCGTGGTAAAGAAGAAGGCCGTCAAGGCTGTCCGAAAGAAGGCAAAGTGAAGAAGAAGCCCATGCACCGTATGCCTAACGGCAAGATGATGGAAGGTGCTCGTCACGAGAAGACCGAGAGCAAGAGGGAACGTCTTGCGGAGTACGGTCCGAAGAAGAAGGCCAAGAAGAAGGGAAAGAAGTAATGGCATCGAAGAAGGTAGTCAAGAAAGCGGCACCAAAGAAGGTTGTGTCAAAGAAGACTTCAACGAAAAAGCCGACCTCACGAAAGAAGTTGGATGACCCCAATGACAGCGACCAAGCATACAGGCGTGGATTCTTGCAGGGGATGAAGCAACCAGTATCCAACGACAAGGGAATCTACGCACAGCCAATCAACCACTATTCAATAAAAGCATCAGGTGCGCATGCTCAGGGTTGGTCCGAAGGGCGTTCGTTGTACAACCGACTTACCGGTGGTTTGACCAACAGGGGCAAATGAAATAAATGGAACTTTCCGACCTTCTCAACGAGAAGGAGTGGCGAAAGTGCAAAGGCGCAGACGATGCGACAACAGACGAACTGGTTGAAGCGTTTGCGCATTTTTGCTCGACTTATTGGACTATTCGCCATCCTGAGCGTGGTCGTATCAAGTTTGCTCTTCGTGAAGCACAGGAAGAGACTGTACGCACTTGGATTGCTGAGCGTTACAGCATTGTGCTCAAGGCTCGACAGATTGGCTTCTCGACCCTAGCGGCCGCTTTCACATTCTGGGAGACTTTCTTCTGGGGTGACAGGTTCGTGGTCATGCTCAGCCGTACTGAGCGTGAGGCATCAAAGTTGCTTCAGAAGACTAAGTACGGCTACAAAATGATGCCACAATGGTTGAAGGTTCGTGGCCCTGAATTGCTGTCGGATAACCAGTTGAAGATGGTGTTTGCCAATGACTCGTCGATTGAGTCCCTGCCATCTGGAAACGACCCTGCCCGAGGTGAGTCGGTATATCGGGTTGTCATTGACGAAATGGCGTTCTTGCCCAACGCCGATGAGGCGTGGGCTTCGATTGAGCCAATTGCAGATGTCGGCGGACGTGTCATATGTCTCTCAACTGCCAACGGAGAAGGAAATATCTTTCACCAGTTATGGGTTGGTTCCCAGAATGCAACTAATAGATTCAAAGGTATTTTCTTCCCGTGGTCAGCAGGCGACCGTGACGAAGCGTGGTACGAAGCAAAGAAGCGTGACTTGCCCGACTGGCAGTTGGCGCAGGAGTATCCCTCGGACCCTGACGAGGCGTTCGTGCGTTCTGGACGCCCCGTATTTGATTTGGAGGCGCTCAGGGCAATTGATGTAATCACGCCACAACGGGGCTACCTAAAGAAAGGGATGGGCCGTAATGTGTACGAGTTCATCGAGGACGGTGGCGAGTTTGCCATCTACGACCCACCAACGGTGGGCGAATCGTATGTGGTTGGAGCCGACGTTGCGGAGGGCTTGGGGCATGGTGACTTCTCTTCCGCCCATGTGATTTCAGCCGACACAGGGATGGTTGTTGCCCATTGGCATGGGCATGTCGACCCAGACATTTTTGGTGAGCAAGTCCTACCGGCAATCGGATATTTCTACAACTATGCCCTCCTCGGTGTCGAGTCCAACAACCACGGTTTGACAACCCTGAAGGGTCTTCAGAGAGTTGGATACAGGAACCTGTACCGTCAGCGCAAGATGAACCATCGAGCGCCTACCGCATCGGAGACGATGGGGTGGCGCACCACAGCGGTTTCCAAGCCTTTAGCCATTGACGAACTAAATGCGGCAATCCGTGACCAGAGCCTGCTGTTACTCGACAAAGAGACCATCTCAGAGATGCGCACCTTTGTCCGTGAAGCCAACGGGAAGATGCACGGCTCCCCCCACGACGACAGGGTGATGTCTCTGGCAATTAGTAATCAGATGCTCAAGTACGTGTGGCTACCTGAGTACAGGCTGGACCTTGAGCCAAAGAAGGGGTCTTTGGGCTGGTGGGAACGCCACATTGTGAAGCAAGCCAAGCCAAAACGCATTCCAATTGGGGCATTCAACTCGGTTGAGTAACGAAATAACCTAATAACGATGAAATCCTTCCGCTGTTTAGAGTGTTTGACCGAGTTTGAGGCAGATGAACTGCCTCGTCGTGGGTCTATTTGCTTCAAGTGCCATGTAAAGAGCATCCGTTTGGGATTCACCCACGGTCAAGAGGATTTTCATGGTCCAACCATTCGGGAGCGTCAGCGCCAGACCGTTGAGCAAGCCAAGATAAATGGCTACAACGCTGAGCCTGTGACGAATTGGATGTAATGCCGTGGAAATTGTTGTGGTTCCGATTCTTGTTGCTCTTATCTCGGGACCGCTAGTAGTCCTCATGCAGAAGGTTCGCAGGGAGAACAGCGAACAACATGCACAGGGTCAAATCTTGCTCAGGATGCTTGGACGCAAGGTTGATGATTTAGGAACAAAGATTGACGGTCACATTGGCTGGCATAAAGCAAAGGATGACAATGGCACGAATCTCTAATCGGGAACTGATTACCAAGTACCGGGACAAGATTGAGCAGTCACGCCGTTGGCGTCGTGAAGAAAACTACGATGACCTTTGGAAGCGAATGATTGACCTGTATCGAGGCAAGCACTTCCGAACCGCAAGCGAAGAAGACCGTTTGTTGGTCAACATTGCGTTTGCAACCATCAACGTCATCTCGCCAAGCGTGTCGGTAAATCATCCGAAGATTACGGTGAATGCACGCAAGTTTGAAGATGCCCCACGAGCGGTCATTACCGAGTCTGTTGTCAACTACTGGTGGCGTCACTTCGAATGCCAGAAAGAGTTTCGTCGAGCGGTCAAGGACATGCTCGTTCTCGGTCATGGCTGGGTGAAGACTGGCTATCGATTTGTCGAAAAGGAAAAGGAAGAATACGACAACTCTGATGAGTTGGCGTCAACTGCCCCAGAGTCGATTACGGAATCAGAAATGATTATCACCGAAGACCGTCCATTTGTTGAGCGCATCAGCCCGTTTGATGTGTTTGTAGACCCAGATGCGACAAACATGTCGGATATTCGCTGGATCGCCCAGCGAATCCGTCGCCCATTGACCGAGGTCAAAAAGGACAAGCGTTACAACTCTTCGGCTCGCCAAGAGGCTTCACCTTCGCATTATTCGAAGTGGGGTCAGGATGGTTTTATGCCTCGCCGTAGCGAGAAGTTGGAAGATTCGTATGTAGAGATTTGGGAGTTCTACGACATTGACCGTGGCAAGATGTCGGTGTTCTGTGACGGTGGGGACAAGTTCCTCGTCAACCCGATGGACATCCCATTTACGTTTGGTCATCCGTTTGTCATGTTGCGTAACTACGAGATTCCTGAGCACTTCTACACGATGGGTGAACTG